ACACGACTGCGGGTTACTGGCATCTGCATCACTCCTGGTAATCAACCGGGAACCGCCCCCAAAGGGAGGCGGTTCCACTGGAGTCTGACGGGGTTTAGTGCTCGGTGATGTTCCGCCAACAGGCGTTGCCCCTGATCTTGGCGCAGCCCATGTCGGCGTACCAGCGGGCGGTGGCCTGCCAGACCGGCTTGGACTCCAGCCGGTGCAGGACGTTACCGTCGCGTTCCATCCAGTTGGGCTCGCTCATCTGGTACATCTTGAACAGCTCACGCTGCAGACCATAGAGCAGCCCGGGCTTCATGTACGGCTCGCCCACGAGCGGCTTGTTGTTGTAGTTGACGGCCTCCCAGCCGCCCTTGAGCTCGAGCGTCGGGTTGACCAGCTGACGCGAGGCCAGCAGGTAATCCGCAAACGCGCGCTCAACGCCCAGTGCGGCCATGTAGAAGTCGATCTTGCCACCGGCGCGGGAGCGCACCAGGTGCTCACCCTTCTTGATCCAGTTCTCACTGATCTCACCGGAGACGTCGAGGTCGACCATCTTGAGGAACGGGTAGTCGGCCCGGTCCAGGCCGTAGATGGTACCCGACTGCGCGGCAACGGCACCCAGGCCGGTCAGCTCGCCGTGGCTCAGGTTGCCGTGGCGCAACAGCCAGTCCTTGGTGGCCTCGATGTCCGACGAGATGTCGGTCGTACAGGCCAGCTTGAGCGTGCGGCTGGCGTTGTCGACAACCGTGACCTCGAGGTTGGTGCCGTTCGTGAGCAGCGAGGAACCGCTATCGTCGTAGATATCGACGTAGATGCCCTCGGCCCAGAAATCGGTCCAGCTGTCCTCGGTGAGCACGAGGGTCAGCACGTTGCTGGCCCACGATGCCGACTCAATGACCGAGATCTGGCAGGACCCGTCGCCAAGCAGCTGGCGGTTCAGGTCGTCGCGCATGTCGTCGATGCCGTCCTCCATGTCGGCGGCGAGGATGCGTTCAAACGCACCGTCGTTGCTCTTTGAGGCCTCGATGGCCTTGTCGGTCACCTGGATGTTCAAAAAGATGTTCTGGGTGTCCCACTTGGCCTGGATGCGCTTGCGCGCGTTTGGCGTCGGCAGGTCGCCGTCATCGGCAATCATGCCGATACCGCCGTGCTTGCCGTGCTTGAGCGCCATGTGGATCTTCGAGCCGACAACGTCCTTGGACGTTTTCTCCATCTCGGCGAGCAGCGGGGCAGCGGTCGGCAGCTGATACTGGATCACCGGCAGGTAGTAGATTTTCAGTGCCTCCTGGATGGCGGCCATATTGTCTGCTGCCATTTATAGTTACCTCCAGTGCAGCTCCACGTCAACCAGAGACCTGTCCCCGGTACTGGCGCATCAGCGCCTCCGCCTCCTTCACCGTCCTGGGCTTATTGGGCGGTACGGCCGGTGCCGTGCCACCACCGCCGGTCGAGGAGGGGCTCGGGGGCAGTTGCCCCTGTGTGGTCTGCTTTTGTTGCAGGTAGTTAGTAATCAGCTGGTTCCGGACCGACTCGAAGGCCGGGTCGGTCAACAGCTGCTGTGCGAATTCGGGGTCGTTCGGGTCGAACGCCGGGCCCTGGGCGCGTTGCGCCAGCTGTTCGGCGCGCAACTCGAGGAAGACGGTGCGCAGGTCCTCGGGCCGCTGCAGGCGTTCCGGGTGCTCTTCAGTCAGGCGCATCAGCTCAGGAGCGACCTCCTCGAAAGCTTCACCGAACTCTGACTGAAGGTTGGACACCATCGTATTCCAGGCGTTCTGCTGCTGGATCGGCTCGAGCTGCTGGTCGATGTAGGCTTTGGCGCGCTCAAAGCCGCGTTGCTCCGCCTGTTCGACCAGTGCCATTGGGTCCTCCCAGAACTGGTTCAGCAGCTGCTCATTTATCTTCGCCCGCTCCTCGGGGCTCATCCCCGCAGGTGCAGGCTCAGTCGGTTGAGCAGGCTGCTGTGGCAGCTGTCCTGAGAGCACCTGGGCAGCGAACGTGCGCAGCTGCGCAGTCTCCTGCTCCAGTCGTTCCCGCGCCTCGCGCTCCTGTTGCAGTGTGCGCTCGCGCCGGCTCCAGTCGTTGTGCAGATCCTTCAGTGCCGGGTCCACCAGCTTGACCTTGCGCCCGCCGAAGTCGAGCACTTCCGGTTCGGGCTCGGGTTTGGGCTCTGAGGCCCCCGGCTCCTCGGGCGGCCGGTTCTGGATGTCCTGGACGGTCTGCTGGAACGTGGTTTGCCGCTCTGGTTCGCCGCCGTCTGTGGGTGTTGACTGTCCCCCGGTGTTCTCGGGCTCGTCTCCTGCAAAGAGCTGCAGGTCGATCACCTGTCGTGCTGGTGTTGCTGCTCTCACTGTTCATGCGCCTCCTTATGCCGCTGTCCTCCACGGGGTGGCCGCTGTAACCGCTGTCGGCCCCTGGCCGCCGGTCCCGTCTTGGCCTGGCCGCTGGCATGAAAGTACCCGCTGCTACCAGCGGGCTTTGTAAGGGTGTTGAGGAACTCTCGTAAAAGCGTTAAATCTGTTGATTCAATTCCGTGTCAACTGGCGCTGGCTCGGTTTGCGGTCCGGGCGCTTACGTCGCCTGCGCTCCAGCGCCCTGCGTGCGGGGTGTACCCGCCGGGGCAGGTTCTTCGGTGTGCCGTATTTTTCGTGCCAGCGGCGCGCGATGTCAGGGCGGTGCATCCAGAGCCACCGGCGCTGGGCTTCGGACTTGAACGGCAATCTACATCACCTCCCGTAGCGGGCGCGTGCAGCCTGTGCCACTGGCTCGGCACCGATCTCCGGTGCATGCGGCAGCTCAGGTGCTCCGGCGCTCACGCCGGCCGCTCCGGCACCAAAACCCGCCGCTGCGGCCTGCTCCTGCAGGAACAGCTGGGCGTGGGCCTGGTGATAGGCCTCGAACAGAGCGACGACCAGGCCGCCTTGCGGGCCCTGTGTGGCGCGTTCGTACTCGGTGCTCAGCCGCAGGCGGTCGAGCTCCATCAGGTGGATGAGGTGATCGTCGTACGGGAACACGCGCGGCAGCTGACCCTGGAGCATCAGGTACAGGTTCCGGCGTGCGCGGCTTCTGTGCAGCATGTACGTGTCGTCGGCACCGGCGTCGTAGTCTGACAGGTCCATGAACTCGAAAACCTTGGCCAGGCGCTCGCGGGTGAGTGTACCGGTCTCCGGGTCGTTGAACAGGCCCTTGTCGAGCATCGCGAGCACCATCTCCCGACGCTGTGCCGGTGTATCCAGCAGGCCGCTGACACCCTCGACGATCACGTTATCGGCCCGGATATCGGCGGCGGTCCAGTAGCGCACGTTGGGCAGGTCCATATCGCCAGCGAGCAGCAGCAGCCGTGGCTCCTGCACAAACTGCTTGGCGAGCCTGAGCCAGCACTGGCCAACCTTCGCCAGGCCGCGTGCCAGGCCGTTGGCCGGTGTCGAGAGCCGGGTGTCATCCTGTTCGAGAGTGATGGCGAGCGCCACACCAGACTTCACACCCGGTGGTGCCTCGCTGAAGCGCGCGACCTCGCCGATGCCTGAGAGCACCGTGAACTCACGCATCAGGTTCTCGAACTCCTGCTGAAACTCGCGGGGCAGTGTCGGCCAGTCGATGGGTTTCGGGAGGTCGCTCCCTGGTCGACGCGGCACGACCATGCCCGGCGCCGGGTCCAGGTGCTCGTTGTCCCGGGGCTTATTCGAGCCGCCGCCGGCCTCCTCGTCGTACCAGCCGCCAATTGCCACCCGGTTGAGGTACTCGGCCACGCGGTTGCGCAGTGCATTATAGCGCCGCTGGACCGGAATCAGCCGCTCGACGGGCGACTTGGGCCAGAAGCAGCCCTGCCGCTTGATGGAAGCAAACTGAAACAGCGGGATGTCGCGACGCCCGTCATCACCGATCTCAAAGGGCAGCGGCCCGGCGTGCAGGCACTGGTCGCCCGCGACAATGATGTACCGGCCGTCGGGATAGCGCCTTGTGGGCCGTTCCATGTAGTGTTTGACCACGGCGTGGTCTTTCAGTTTGCGGGTCGTGAAGCGGTAGCCACCGGCACCGTAGCCCAGGCCGCCGGTCCCGGCGGTCACTGACACGCGGGTGGTGGCGGTGACCTCCTCGCCCTCGACCTTCACGCCCCACTGCTCGTAGATATCGTCAACGTGGTAAGCCTTCGCGCGGATGATGGAGCGCACGTCGTCCATGCCCTTGCGCCAGGGGCTGTCGGGCCAGACCTCCGTCGCGGGGACCACATTGGTGGCGATATCGCCCTCGTAGAGCTCCTGGAGCACCTGGCCGTTCGGGTTGAAGACGCTGGCCAGGCGTGACATCGACGGTTGCCTGGCATTCTCTGGTGGCCTGTCCCTGGCGCCGGTGAGCGCCTGGATGGTCTCGTCGGGCACGTCAGCGGTGATGCGCTGCAGTAGACGCCCGGCCCGGGGGTCCCAGACGGGTTCGAGGAACGCACAGCCGTGGACCTCCATCCAGTGCACAAGCTCAACGATCTTCTCGTCCATGTCCTGGGTGATGTGGTAGTAGTCGATGAGGTCCTTCGAAAACGAGGCAGCGGCAATGTCATCGACGTTGCCTGAAGCCGGTGAAACCGTGGCCTTCGGGCGTACGCGGCAGAGCCGCGCGATCCGCGTCTCGATGATCGGCGCAATGTGGTTGAACGGTTCGCGTTCCTGCCACCAGTAGAGTTTCGGGACCTCGGTAAGGCTCGCTGCCCCCGCGTGGATCTCCGTGTACTGGTTGTCGTTGACGAATTCCTCGTTGAGCCGCCACTGCAGCTCCCAGGGTTTGCGCTCCTGCTGGCGGCGCTTGAACTCGTCATTGACGAACTGCACGAGGGTGTTGGCCCACTCGTCGGGCAGGTGGCCTGGGGCACGCGAATCAGGCGTGGGCTGCTGGTCGGCTGGGGAGCCACCGCTGAATATTGAGCGTACGCGGTCGAGTATGGTCTGGCCCATCGGGCATCATTACTCCTCGTCGTGGAGCTGGGTCACTGCCTGGGTGCGCTGCCGGTCAACGGCCTCGATGCGCTGCTTAAGCCAATTCTGGTTGGGCGTTCGCTGGTGGTCGGGGTCAACTGGGGGTCGGCCAAAGAGCATGTCGTAGAGTTCGCGCCGTTCGCGCCGGTGCTCCCGCTTGAGGGCTAGAGTGCTCCAGGCCCAGGCAGCGGTGATAAAAACGATGAGTGCGAGGTCAACGTACTCAGCCATCAGCCCCGGGCTCCTCGTCGGCGGGCTCGGGCAGCTCCATGCCGTGGTGGTTACGCAGGTGATTCACCAGTTGCATCTTGTACTCGTACTGCTTACCACAGACGGGACAGAGGTAGACCTCCCTGACCTCCGGCTCCGGGGGCTCGACCGGGTACAGGCGCAAAAGCTCATCGCGGATCGCAAGGGCGCACTCTGGGCACCAGCCCTGGAGCACGTTCGGCGGCCCCTGCTGGTTGCCGACGTCAATGACCCGCCGGTTGTAGCAGTACGGGTCAGCGGTGCAGACGAGCGTCGGGTAGCGCGTCTTGCGGATGCTTACAGACATACGAGGCACCTCCTGGTGTCACGTAGTCGCCTTAGCCAGTCATGCGGGCTCCTCCTCGTCATCGGGGACCGGCCGGTCCCACTCGGTGTGGCAGATGGGGCAGACGTAATGCTCGACGTGCCCGGGTACGGTGCCGCCGTTGGTGTCGATGTCTGCAGCAAAGCGATAGAGCCGTCGGCCCTCCGTGTGACACACGGGGCACCGATCGGAACGCTTCGAGATGGTAAACCTGGTCAAACTGGGTCACTCCTTTCGCTCATGAAATCCGCAGCCGCCGGCGTTTCGCCAGCCGCTCCTTGTCCTGCTGCAGCCACGTCTTTTCGGGTTCGGGCTCCTGGCTGCGGTACGGGTGCCAGGCCTGCAGCCCGTAGCCGAGGGCATCGTAATAGTCGTCACCCGGGGTCAGCTCAACGACGTTGGGGCGCTTCTCGTCGACCAGGTACTTCGGCAGGTACTCAGTGAGCAGGGTACACGTCGAGAAGATCACCAGCTTCGCCGTGTGCCTGGGCAGTGCTGCGAGCGGGCTCTCGGGTTCGGGCTCGGGCCAGTCCTGGGTGCGCAGTGCCTCCAGCACTGCTCCGTACCTGGCTGGCCGGTCAGCCGGGCTCTTCACGCAGCCGAGGACGCCGCCGTCGCGGTAGTAGTCGATAATCCCGCGCCCGGTTTCGGGGTTGACGCGCCAGGCATCCCAGCCCACAGCCGTGAAGCTGACCTTCTCGCGCTGCTCGTGGCCGGCCTCGTCGAGTTCCGGTTGGCCGTCGTATTCGGTGCCCAGGACGGATTGGCTCTGGACCGCACGCGCCTGGTCGCTGTAGGCGATCCGCTCCTCGCTCTTGAGCGGTCGCGCAAACTCGCGGTAGCAGAAAATCCTCCCGTCAGGCGCCGCGGCGAACCAGTACCACGCCCAGG